ATCTTGATCCTCCTTATGATATTAAGGATAACCTCTATGGGCGTAAAGGGTCAATGCACAAAGGATTTGATCACGATAGGTTTGCTGCTGACTGCTCTGCTTGTAGTTTTGATCAGTTGATTAGTTATAATTCAGACCAACTTGTGAAAGAACGATTTAAAGATTGGAAGACTGGTGAGTTTGACCTGACTTACACGATGCGTTCAGTTGGCGAATATATGCGAGAGCAAAAAGAAAGAAAAGAACTTCTGCTATTTAATTATGGAACTGAAAGATTGGTTGAACTCGATTAATTTTACAAAGGAAGACCTGTCGGAAGATATTAAGGATTACCCTCCTTTCATTATCAATCGTTGTTTATCTGGACACATTGATTGTGTGATGTATGCAAACGAAATGAATATCTACAATCATCTTGATAAAGATATGCAATATTCGTTTTATCTAAATAGTCTTAGGAAACGGAAGAGATTTTCTCCCTGGCTCCGCAAGGATAAAGTCACAGACTTAGAATGTGTTAAATCATACTATGGTTATAGTAATGAGAAGGCATCCCAAGCACTGAAAATCCTGACAAAAGAACAGATTAACTTTATTAAACAACGACTTGATATTGGAGGCACAAAATGACTACTACGGTAGAACCTACTGTTCAATGGTCGCAGGACCAAATGGTAGAAATCATTCTTAATGAACCTGATGACTTTCTGAAAGTCCGCGAGACTTTGACCCGCATCGGAGTTGCATCCCGTAAGGAGAAAAAACTTTATCAATCCTGCCACATTCTGCATAAGCAGGGTAGATATTTTATCGTTCACTTTAAGGAACTATTTGCCCTTGATGGCAAACACGCAAACCTGACTGTGAATGATGTCCAGCGCCGTAATCGTATTGTCCGCCTGCTTGCTGACTGGGGACTGATTACGGTTGTTAAGGAAGAAGGTGTTACTGATATTGCTCCTTTGAATCAAATCAAGGTTCTTGCTTATAAGGACAAAGGTGATTGGATTTTGGAACAGAAGTATAATATTGGTAAGAAAGGAAAGGCACAAGAGGCAGAATAAATAGTAGTGTGCCATTCGTGCGGCACTCTACAAAAGTCGGAACACCCTAAAGAGAGGTTCGGTTTTCACCGTCCCTCTCTTTTTCATTTTGTGGTTAAATAGTAGTGGATGCCGAAAGGGTCCACAAAACACAAACTCGCTTTAACAAGGAGCTACCATAATGAACAACCTTACCAGGTATACTGCTGCGGATCTTAATACCTTGATGGATAAGATCACAAAGAACAGTATTGGAATGGACGAATACTTTGATCGACTTTTTAACCTTCACGAAACTTCAACAAATTATCCCCCATATAACTTAATTCAAGTAAATAATGTAGAATCTCATTTAGAAATCGCATTAGCAGGATTTAAAAAGGAGGAGGTACATGCGTTCACGGAGTATGGAAAACTTTTTGTCGAAGGTCAAAAATCCGATACAGATACGGACAGGACGTTTATCCACAAGGGCGTGGCTAGCAGAAGCTTTAAACGAGCGTGGACTTTATCCGACGACACAGAAGTACGGGAAGTCACCTTCGAAGACGGACTCCTCAGAATCGTCCTTGGAAAAATAGTTCCAGAGCACCACGCCCGTAAGGATTATCTCTAAATATATTTGAATATCGTCGGCGTTATGCCACGGGGGGAACTGGCAAAATCCAGTGGACACCCCCCATTTTTAATGCTAAAATTATAAAAGGTATGGAGTAAAAATGACCGTAAAACTGGCACTTCTTAAGTCGGGAGAAGATATTATTTCTGACATTGAAGAAATGGTAATCAAGGATCAAGTTGTTGGATATTTCTTTAATAGTCCCTGTTCTGTAAAAGTTCTTGCAACTGATAGTGAAACAGGAAGAGTTCCTTGTAAACTGCAACTTACACCTTGGATGCCACTTACCAACGATACAAAGATTCCAGTAGCACCTGATTGGGTTGTTACTATTGTGGAACCAATGCCTCAACTTAAGGAAATGTATGAAAAAGGAGTATTGAAAAATGACAGTGAAGATACTAGTATTGACGAACAATCAGATTCTAGTCAGTCAGATTGAAGAAGTTGGTGCTGATATTGGTGAACCTGATTGCAAACTAATCAATCCCTTTTTGATTAAGGGTGATAAAACATTGGAACCATTTCTTTGTGGATACACAAAGCAAGATACATTTATGATGAGTTCGGATAAGATTCTTACACTTGCCGATCCTACCCCAACACTACTTGAAAAATACGAGGATTTGATTAAGGAATGACACAAAAGTTCTATACTAATGTTCAATTGATTGGGAATCAACTTCTGGTTCGTGGCGTTGAAAATGGCAGACGCTATGAAACAAGGGATGAATTTTTTCCAACTTTGTTTGTAAAATCTAAAAAAGAATCAAAGTATAGAACCCTCACTGGCGAATATGTTGAAGAGGTAAAACCAGGCACCATTAGAGATTGTCGTGAGTTTTATAAGAAGTATGATGAAGTTGATGGTTTTGAAATCTACGGGAATGACAGATACATTTGCCAATACATCTCAGACAAATACCCAGAAGATGAAATCAAGTTTGACATTACTCAGATAAAACTTGTAACGATTGACATTGAGGTTGCATCCGAACAAGGTTTACCTGATGTGGAATCTTGCTCAGAAGAAATCCTTGCAATTACTATTCAGGATTACTCTACTAAAAAGATCATTACCTGGGGTGTAAAACCATTCAACAATAAGCAAAGCAATGTGACTTATCATCATTGTCCTAGCGAATATGAACTTCTGAGTCATTTTATTAATTATTGGATGGTTGATGTTCCTGATGTTATTACTGGATGGAACTGTCAGTTGTATGATATTCCGTATATTTCCAAGCGTCTTCGTCGAGTTCTTGGTGAAAAGTTGATGAAGCGTCTTTCTCCTTGGGGTCTTGTGACTGAAGGCGAAACCTATATTAATGGAAGAAAGTTCACTACCTTTGAAATTGGTGGTGTGACTATTCTTGATTATCTTGATCTTTATAAGAAGTTTACTTATAAAGCACAAGAATCATATCGCCTCGATTATATTGCTGAAGTAGAACTGGGACAAAATAAACTTGACCACTCTGAGTTTGAAACCTTCAAAGATTTTTACACTAACGGTTGGCAGAAGTTTATTGAATACAATATTGTTGACGTGGAACTTGTTGACCGCTTGGAAGACAAGATGAAACTGATTGAACTTGCTCTTACGATGGCATATGACGCTAAAGTCAATTATGGTGATGTGTTTTATCAGGTAAGGATGTGGGACAATATTATCTACAATTACTTGAAGAAGAGGAACATTGTTATTCCTCCCAAAGTTCGTTCTGATAAGAATGAAAAGTATGCTGGCGCATATGTGAAAGAACCTATTCCTGGTAAGTATGATTGGGTTGTAAGTTTTGACTTGAACTCCCTGTATCCTCACCTGATTATGCAATACAACATTTCGCCAGAAACACTTTTGGATGAAAGACATCCAAGTGTGACTGTTGATAAGATCCTAAATGAGGAACTTAACTTTGAAATGTATAAGGACTATGCCATTTGTGCTAATGGTGCAATGTTCCGTAAGGATGTGCGTGGATTCCTTCCTGAACTAATGGAGAAGATGTATGGGGACCGTGTAATTTTCAAAAAGAAAATGCTTCAGGCAAAACAGGAATATGAAAAGACTCCGACTAAAGCACTTGAAAAGGAGATTGCCCGTTGTAACAATATCCAAATGGCTAAGAAGATTTCTCTTAATAGTGCTTATGGTGCCATCGGTAATCAGTATTTTCGATATTACAAACTTGCAAACGCAGAAGCGATTACACTTTCTGGTCAGGTCTCTATCCGTTGGATTGAAGGCAAAATGAACGAATATCTAAATAAACTCTTGTCTACCCAAGATGAGGATTATGTCATCGCATCTGACACCGATTCAATCTATCTTAATATGGGACCTCTTGTT